TCATTCTGCGATTACCTGGATACTTTTGAATTCTTTCTAATTCTTCATTAGATATATTAGGAAACTCTTTTTTAAGTTCTGGTATTGTTATAGATTTAACTTCACCTACATAATATATATCATCAAAATGTGGATCTTCAGTATAAGACCAAACACAATATGCTGGGTCAACATAATCAACAACAATTCCTTCTGCAGGATTAAAGCTAGTTTTAGTAATGCCTATTCCGATGTTAACTAAATCCTGGTTAACCCTTGCTCTTATTAAATCATATTCATTAGTAGCAAGCACAGTATTGATTGCCTCTTCTTCCGCAATCTCTATAGCGGGTTTATATCGGAGCTGCATGTGCAAGTCTCTTTCTTCTAATGATTGTGGTAAATCATTGTTAGGTATAGTCGACTTTTTAAATGAAACGCCTATCATTTCAGAAGCCATTGCTTGCTCCTTTTGCGTATTCATATCAAACAGTATATTATCCGCGTAATCTGTTCTTTTCTTTAATGATTCAGGATCCTGCGCGTAAGAAGTTATATCGTATTGCTTTTGCGTAATACCATTAGCAACAATGTTTGAAAACTTTGAAAGTATAGGTACTGGTTTCCAATCTAAATTAAGATAAGACAAATCGCCATTAATAGCTAATTCATCTTTGTACTTTTGCACACTTTGTTCTCCTCTAGCGTATAGCCTCAGGTTATGAAAGTTATTCCAGTTAGCAGCGTATCTGTTCGACCCGGCACCACCATAGTTGAACCACTCTTGCTCAATAGCCCTTGACACTTGTAATCCGTACTCTAGCGTAGCTTTTTCAGCATCACTTACTACCTGATCAGGAAATGGGCTATTAATATTTGTGCTTATATTCATTTATTATATTATTTTGGAAGTAGTTCCCTCGTTATTGTATTTCTTAAATCCTAAAGAATATGTTTTTCTTTGTGTTGTCATTTTCGGCGTGTATCTGTGCTTGTTACACGCCATTAAAGCTAAACCAGAACTTATAGATGCATCATACTTTGTTCTATTATTTATATCAAATTTAGCCCAATCTTGCAATGTTCTTTGTAAATAAACATCACCATAACCATCAGCTTTTTCTCCTACAAAATCTTCTATATATGTTTCAATAGCAGATGCGTGCGCTTGCTTTATATCTTCGCTTGAATTAGGTATTCCCCCAACTTCTCTTTCGGATATTGATAACTTATTATATGTTCTATCTGGCCTATTCATAGAGTAACCTCTATAGCCTCTTCTTTTTATATAATAAAGTAATCTTGGCTTATTGTTTTCCGCAAGTATTGGCATGCCGTAAAAAACCATAGCCATTAATACGTCTTCAAAAAACATTTCAGCTGTTGATGGCCTTGCAATATATTCTAAAAAGAAATGGTTTGGAGGTACATCCTCCATTGAAAACTTAGTTAATCCATGCAAAGCTCCGTTAGAGCCACCGCCGCCAACGACACCACTAATATCGTAGCTATCACAACCAAAGGCGCCCATGTGCTCATTTCCTGGATATTTAATACCATTCTTTATTATTATATTGTTTTGTTGGTTTTGATTAGGAACCCAGGTTATATAAAATCGCCCGTCTTTATTAGGATAGAACATAACCTCAGTATCTTTTATACCATTTTTCCATTGAAAGTTACCTTGAGTAACCATCGTATTATTTTTTAACTCTTCATTGTAATCTATCTGCTGATAAATTTTTGTTAAGTTAAATATAGATTGTTTTGATTCATCTCTGAATGCGTGCTGTTCCGTTCTTGGGAATTGACGATAGTACTCATTTAATGCATCAGCATCATCTTTTAAACCTTCAACTTCATTCTGCCAATGATTTATAACACCTTCTTCTATTATGTCTCCGTGAGGACCAAAAGTTTCTTTTTTAGGTGTTTCGAATACAGGCCAACCATATTCATCTATAAATCCTTCGTAGTTCCATTCCATCGGAATAAACAACTTATACAAACCACTTTTTGTTTGGCCGTTTTTATTCCTAGCTGTTACATCGGAACTATCGTATAATTTTTTAAAGTTATTTCCCCCTTTGTCTAAAGCATTCGATGTTGATCCCATCATGCACTTACCAATAACTCTGCTACCTAATCTTAAACACGTTTTAGTTACTCGCCAGTTATTAAGTATGTTAGTAGGCTTTTCCCACTTACCACTTTCATCGTGGATTAATAATCTTAATTTCTCCCCATCGTACGAGTTGTCCCCCGTGTTTTTCCAGTCGACCGTGGTATCAAGTCCAACGATTTCCTCTGGGGTCGCGTTTGATTCAAGCTTTCTCCTCGTAAATTTCGAGGCCGGGACTCTATACGCAAGTTCTGTTTTGGGACGATCCATTCCGTCTTGTATGGGTTTAAAGAAGAATGGATAATTAACCGATATTGGTACAACTTTGTCTGTAAACATTTTCTTTGCGTCGGGTCCAGATTTGGACAATATACCAAATCGAGCATCCGAAGATATTGTTGCTTGGTTAACTGTCTCGCCGGAAGCCATAAAAGAAAATCCAGATCGTCTATTTTTGAGATAGCACATACCGTAGCATCTGCTGTCTGCTTTGCAGGCCTCCCAGAATAAATAGAATAATCTGTTTGATTCCCTAAAGTCTGGTTGCCCAACATCAATTTTGGACCACTGCAGGTACATGTAGTGAGTACCAGTAATATAAGTAGGCTTATTTTTGTTATAAAACCAAAAGCCATTTTCACGTCTGTTAAATTCCTCGTCAATATACCCATGCCATTTTTCTTTGAACGCGGTGGGATATTTTACCCAGTCCGCTTCGCTTTTTATTTTGCTTAGCTCTTTAGGATATTCTGCGGCCTTCCATTTATTTTCACCTTTAGCAGGCTTATCTTGTAATAGCGGTAATGCAATATGCACTCCGCTTATTAAATATATATCTCCTATTTTGCCGGTCTTGCTTATGACAACAACATCGTGCTCTTTGTCATAACCATATTCCCATTTTGCATAGCGATTTTTTTTCTTAACCGCTTGAGGTCTTATATAGTTTTTAACTATACTATATAAATCTTGTTCGTAAGCCATTACTTAGATCTCCCTTCTGCAAAGCCTTTAAAAGCGGGTTTATCCGAAGCTCTCGTGGCTTCTTCAATCATACCCTCTTCTTCTTGTATCCTGTTTAATATTTCAAAGGCATCTAATATACAAAGCTTTTTAGTGGCGGCAGCATTTTTAAGTCTGTCAGCTGATATATCTTCTTCTGAGTCAACGATCTTTTCCTCTGCTACCTTTACTAATTCTTCAATTGCTTTGCGCCCAGCGGCTATTATACTCCTCTTCGTTTCTATCGAATTCATACTTTATAACAATATCATTTGATTTCATACAATACATAATCTGATTATCTATAACAAATTCCCATTCGCTATTAGGTGTAAACCCTATTATGTCTCCTGGATTGATTCCAGCGCTCTCTAAGGAGCTATTACCTATTTTTAGTATACCAATAAGATCAGCCGTCTTTTTACTGCTTAAAACGTCTTTATTTTTAACCGGCGCGACAAAACATCTATCGCCAAATGATTTCCAAGTTTTATTTCTTTTGTACAAATATACTTGATCGATACTACAAAAGAAGTAACCATCTTTTAAAAATGATCTACTGTTCTTTTTGATTCCTTTCATATCATAGAACACTCTAAACACGTTATGATGTATTACGATCAAATCACCTTTCTTGATTGGTGTTGCGAAAGCAGCGGGTGTTTCAACTACTTCTGCAATATTATTAACGTGTTTAAAACTTTCTATAGAGCTGTTTGTTATCAGGGTGTGCTCTCCGACCTGTACCTCGTTATCATATCTTTTGCCGACTGGCTTTATGATAAAATCATATATGCTTCGCATTAATATTCCAAGTCATACTCAACGGATATTGCCATGTTAGAATTAAACTTCTTCCACGGCATTACCTCGTCTTGCTTTTTTATAAATATATTATAAGAATTATCAGACTCTTCGAATATTATATGAGAAATCTCGTGGCCGCCGTAAACTGTCTGTTTAACAGAGTAATGCATAGCTTCGTTTTTATAGTCAGCCCCGATACTAATTTTTCTTATAACACTTTCCATAACCTTATGCTTTAACTTCTTCGTAAGTTCCGTCAGCAAGGTTTATATTAATCGGCCCGTAGTTGGCTTCAATATCTTTTTTGACCTGATCCATATCTTTTTCAAGCATATTAACCTGAAAAATAGCTTTAGCTTTTTGAACTTCTAGTACACCAATATTAGCTAAATATGATTGTAATTCAGTTTGAAGGTCGGTTACTTTCTTTAATTCGTCTTTTGTGATTGTTTTTGGAGCTGTCTCCATCTTTTTTACTTTGCTCATTTGATTTAATTTAATTATTAATTGTTTATATAAGTATACCTATTTTAGGCATTTTCTTTTGGCTTGAAGGGTGTGCGATATATATTTTATTATCTTTACCCTTAAATTTTCCTTTGTATCCTTTTGGTATATTACCGTAAGTTGCTTTAGTGGCTACAGTGCTTCTGTTAATGCCTTTAGCTTTTTTTGTTTTTCCTTTTGGCAAATTTTGAGAAGCTGATCCTCCAAAGTTTACCACATTACCATATCTTTGTGCTACTTTGTCTGCAGCAGAGTCAGGCTTAACATCTATAAAGTCTGTTTTTTTAGCTTGCACATTGTATTCTTTTACTTTTTTCTTTTTTTCGCCTTCTTTGCCGCCGGAAGCAATCGACATTACTCTATCTATAGCTCTCATAGTTAAATTTATCTTATATATTATATATTCACCTGTAATTTTAAAAAACTTGTTTTTATGGGTTTATTATTCTGCTGGTGGTACTTCTGCACCTCTTGGCCAACC